TAACTGGTGTAGATTCTATCATTTTGGATAGAATAAGATTCGTTGTTGAGTTCATAGTGTTTATCAAATTCATATTTGTTTATATTTAATCCGTTTTTTTCTATCCCAAAAAATGCTAATACTACCTTATTATTGTAAAAATCAAAATATGGTGGTAATTCCTTAGGTATTACATTACGAGCTTGCTGATAAATATGTTCGCATTTTTGGTAGTGCTTGCTTAATGGAATTAATTTATTAACCTTTGGATAATCCGTATGGTGAGAATAAAAGTATGTATGTGCTTGTGTTTCCGAGGGTATATACGTAGGGTTTAGGATGGATAGGTCGCACAAGCTTTTAAGGGGAAAATAATACAATGCTGTCTTCTTATCACGCACCCACACCTTACCTATTTTTTGTAATAATGCGTCTATAGTTGTCTTATTAAGCGAGGATGTCTCGCTATGGTCAACGCATAACATATAACCTTTTGTGTCGTTAAACGGTCTTATATACACTAAAGACACGTCGTTTAAAGCAGGATGTATGTTATCGTGTAATGGAACTATCTCTACGAACGCTTCCGCTATCGTTTTGTGAGTAAGATACTCCATTGCTTCTTCTGTCTCTATTATCCAAAACATAACCTTGATTTACTCCATTAATATACGAACCAGAGGTTGTAGTTCCAAGTTGATTATAATATTTTGTGTAATCAAATTTTAAATATTCCTCTAACCTAGGTAATTTATTTTGAAATGAAGTTAATTCAACAGTGTTTTTATTTACTCTAGCAACTTGTTTTATATCTCCAGTTAATTGCCAATCTAAATAAAAAGGAATATATAATGGATAAGTAACAGTAGGGGATTTTTGAACTAATAAATTATATATTACAGTATTAATTTCTAAATATTTAACCTCATTTACTTTTTTACAAAAATATCTTCTAAATTCACCTACTTGATAATCTTGTTGAGTTGGTAAAACTGGAGCATAATAAGGAATAATTGAATTTTGGGGGTCATATTTTGGATAATCCCTATAATAAAAATCATTAGGATATTGGAAACCAGTTACCGAACCATCTTTATTTGTTACTGTGTATAAAGGAACATCATTATAAGTAGTAGGGTTTGGGGTTAGTTGGGGGGTAATTGTTGTTAATGGGAAATTTGGTAAATCTTGAGGGGTTCTGCCTGAAAAAATTTGACCATTAGATAAACGATAATAATATCCAGAATAAGGTTGGCCTGTTGATGTTACAAAGAGTTCACCTCCATTAGTATACAGGTTAGTTGTTATTTGGGATTTAGGATAGTAAGCCATTTATCAGTTAATAAATATTATTTTTATAATTTTTCAGGGACAATTATTATTCCTTTAATTCCACCTAACACAGTACCATCTAATTTTCTAGCAGGTGTAAAACTTACTGCTCCCCCATTTCGTGAAGAATTTCCATTTGAGTTTCCATCTATGGATTCATATCTTCTAGTTTTAGTATTTACTTTTCCACAAACAGAAATATGACTATCCTTATATACTATTAAATCACCAGGGTTAGGTAATGTTTTTCCTATTATAAAATCTTTAGCATAACCTAATTTTTTCATTTGTTCAAAACTTGTGAAACATTTTGCTGCTAAAGGCTTGGAAGGATTACTGAAGTTTGTAAATACAGTAGAATTTATTTGTTTAACTGTAGGTTCTTTAGCTCCAACTTCAGCATATGCTTCTTTCCAAACTAGATTAGTAAAATAATTACACCATTGTGAATAATTACCCCATCCTACTCCTCTCATTTTAGTTCCAAAAGTAGGATCTTTAAATCCGTTGTTGTCATTAACATTAATTAAATTACCTTTTGAGTCTCTAGAACCATTATATGCAGCAGGAATTTCACTTTGACCAACATATGATTTAGCAATTTTCACTATAGTATTTCTTAAAATAGAAACATTATCTATGTTCTCAGCAGTAATTGGTTTTTGTGGATTTGTTTGATTTACATCTGGGGATATAGGATCTGTGGGGTTTGTTGGTTGTGCTTTTTGTTTTGATGAAGATCCATACCTTGGGATAGCTAAAGATTCAACGGTGGTAGTCCAAATGTTATTTTGGATTTGATTAGATACTCCTTTTATTATAAAATCCATTGTTTCAGGATAGTTTGTTGGAAGGAAATCAGAGTCAACTGTGTATTTTTGATATATTTTTATTCCAGCTAACCCATCCATAGTTAAAGTTAAATTAAAAGGTAAAAATCCATTTCCAGGAGATGAAGCGTATTTATTTGTTTTTCTTAATGTTTGAGTGGCTTGTTGTTCCTCATACTCTAATAATTGAACTAAAGTTGAAGAAAAATTACTAAAAGCACTTTCATCCCATGTTGGTTTAGTGATATTACCTTTAGACCCTATTGTTTCATTAAAGACACCATATGCTTTTATAGCTGTTTTGTATTTTTCCTCTATAGATTTATTATCTTCAGCTTGTTTATCGTCTCCATCATTAGGACTTGTAATAGTAGGTTTAATTCTATCTTTTGTACCATTATTTAAATTAGATAACATTGTTGAGTCTTGACCTGTCACATAACCATTAGATGTAGCTCCAATTGTTATCATATTAGCTAAATCAGGAGTAATTTCTGTTCTTAATTGCATATCTCTTACAAAACTACCTCCTCCTTTTAAACCATAAACATTAAATTTTGCAGTTTCTTTATTTACTGAGAGTGCTTCCCGGTCAGGAATTGCTGTTTCGTCTATAAAAATAATTTTATTAACATCAGTATCTACTCTAGCGGTTATAGTATTTATATTACCTGTGGTTTTACAATACCCTTCAAGCATAGCATTTAATAAATCAATTAATACTATTTTACCATTTTCATCTTTTAAATCTTCTATTATTTTTAATATAAATACAAAATTAAAATAAACATACATTAATTTTATATATTTGTTATTTCCAACTTCTCTAATACAACCATCAGCATCACCCGCGATATAATAAACATCAGTTTTACCTTCTTCTCCTAAAACATACCTAAATATACAAACTCTAGGGTCTGAGCTTATTTGCCTTCCAGGTGAATAAATTATTATATCTTCACTATTAACATCATCAAAATCTATTAATTTCCCCCCATTAGTAACATTAGGAATTATATTATTTTTTAAAAAATCTAAAAATTCTCCAAATCTAACATAATATTCTACACGGTTATTATTATATTCTTGAGAAAAATAATCAACGTGTTGTTTTCCATCTCCCCACCCACCTTTAATAATATGCATTCCGTTAAAAAATTTATATTGGTTTTGTCCTAATTCCCATTGTATTTGAGCAAATTTTGTTCCTATTTGGTGGGCGTAAGCAAAAGCTACAATAATTGAATCAGGACTAGCATAACCTCTATTAGGATCCTTGGCGTCAAATCCAGCTTGACCAGGATTAGTTCCACTTGTTCCTGAAGTACCTGATGTACTAGAGGTAGCTGTAACAGCATCATTATTAGTTAATAAAATATTTGTTTTAAGAGCTTCTATAACATCACCTTGGCTTCGAATGATTATAGTGATATCATAAGAACCATCTCTATTAAAATTCCAACTATAATTTACTACTTTACCTATTAAAGCATCATAATTCCCTTCTGTATCTTTTCTTTTAACAGCTATAGCATCTAAAATTGAATTGTAATTATATTTTCCTGTTAAAAATCCATCTGCTAAACTAGCTTTATTATCACTTACAAAAGTATTTACATCTTTAAAATAGGAAGAGTTGCCCCATTCTAAAAGCATCATATATCCTAGTCTTATATATAAAGTACTAATTATATCAAATTGACCTTTATTATTAGCTTTGATTTGTATTGTACCTGTTTTTAAAGAACCTCTAGCTTCAGTTTTTATATTAGCTGAAATAATGCCGGGCATAGGTTGGAATCCAAAATCTGTTCCTCCTAGACCATATGCTCCTTTATTAGTAGCTACAGGGTTAATATCAATTCCTGATCGTTGGTATACTTCTAATGCTCCTTCTCTTGGGGATTCATCAGTTACTCCATTAAATAAAACATATTTTTCAGCTAATTTGCTTCCATTAATTCCGAATTTTGTTATATCTGTAACATCAGCTGAGGATACTAATTTTACCCAACTTGTTTTAGCATTTTCCCATACTAGCTGTTCATAGTTTCTATCTGGGGTTCCTAAAATTTCTTGTCTAGTTTTTATTTGTTTAACAACATATGGATCAAAACCTTCACCTACTATATTTCCCATAATTAAGAATTTATTGTATTAAAAGCACTTATTATTCCAGCATAAAAAGCAGGGATTCTAATTTGAAGTCCTTCAGGAATTATTAATGAATTTTGAGGTAAAATATTAGTATTAGCTATTGATATAACCCACCATAAAGAACTATCTTTATAATATTGTAATGCTAAAACATCAAACCTATCCCCTTGGGTTGTATAAACATAGATATCATCAGAAGTAATAGGTACTTCAGGATAACGAGAAGTAACATATACTAATTTTTTATCTATTTTAGTTTTAGGTATATTTTGGTATCTGTTCATTTTTTAACTATTTGCTGTTACTACATCTCCATAAAGGCTTCCACTAACATCAGCTAAAGATATAAATCTTTGTGTTCCAAAACCATCAACAAATCCTGTATCATCACTTACATTACCTGTATTAGGAGCATTTTTATTAGTAAATGTAAGAGTTTGTTTTGAAGGAATAAATTGTTGTATTGGTATAAAATTAAATCCTGATACTTTAATCATATGAGGTAGTTGTTTAACAGAATAATCTGTATTAGCTTGTACTCCACTATTTATACCAATTTCCCATGGTGATGTTTCTTCTATTCCATATGTTAATCCAGTTATAATACCGGGTTGTTCATAAACATATCCTCCAATAGTTAATTGAGCTAAATTACCTCGCATATAACCAGCTGGACTATAATCTGGTGCTAATGTTGAAGCTAAATAATTTAATTTTGTATACATTGGGGTAAGTTCTTCTTTTGAAGAAGCGAACACAGTCCAAGATAATGACATTTGTCTAGTAAATCCAGTATAGTTATAAAAGTTTTCTCCTCTTCCTAAATATTTAAAAGAAGCCCAATCAGCATTATAAACATCTGAAATATTATCTAAATAAGCTCTAAAATGTAAAAATGTTTTAAATGAAGGATCATTATTATCAATAATAGCTATTCTAAAAGAGCATAAATCATTAGCATCCGGGCTAGAAGTAGCATCTTGACTCCTATAAATAGGCATAGAATTTATTCTATCTAAACCAGATTTAGCTGAACCTATGTTTTTGCCTGTTTTATCTGTTAGGTTAATGTTTAAATATGGGGATTTACCAGCGTTTGCTCCTATACCTTCAACACCTTTACTATAATCAGCATAACTTTTACCAGCTCGTTGTCCTGGTTGTCCTAAACCTGTTCTCAATTCATAATTTTGAGTATTATAATCAGGAGCATTAGGAGTAGCACCAATTTCTGTTGATGTTCTCCCATCTTGTTTTAAAGCTTCAATTTGAGTCCTTAAAACTGCCCTAAAATCTTGTATATTAGGAGAAGCTTTAGTACCTTTAGGATCTGGCTGAGGACCTTGTTGGATAAAAGGAATTATAACAGATGGAGGAAAAGGAGCATTAATTAAGGATGAATTATAAACCCAAGTATTATTAGCAAAACTAGAATTTTTACTTGGTTGTGATAAAAATGTTTTTGATGTTTTAGAATATCTTATACCTGTACTTCCTATTCCTAAATCAGAACCCGGACCACCAGTATAAGTCATAACATTTATACCATTATTTAAAGTAATTCCATTTTTTTTAGTTCCATTTGTACTATTACTAGTTAAATTATATAAATTATATAATCTATTTTCAGCTAATGGTTGTGATGATTTTACCTTAACATCATATAAGTTTTCATTATTAGAATAAGCTCCAGTATCAGCAAATGGATTTAAACCTTGTTTATTTAAATGACCTCCAAAAGCAATAACACCTGCTTCCGCTAATGTATTTAAAGGTGAATAAATACCTTCATTTAATATTCCACTTGTTTGAGTACGAACAGCAGTACGAGATAATAATTGTTGTTTAGCAATAAAAAGTAATCCGTTTGGTGATTTAGTATCAACAAACATTTTACTTAAACGTTTAATATCTTCAGCTGAATCTCTAACAGCATTAATACCTCCCCTTAATAAAAAATCTGTTGTTCCTATATACGAGGAAATGTCATCAGGAATAGCAGTTGTAATATATGGTTGCCCACTATTACCACCACCAATCCTGTCATTCCCATATTTAAGACTTTTTTGACTAGATTTATCCCCATTACCGGAATAACCTTGTCCGGTATAAAATTTAAAATTACTTGGATTATTTAATAAGGTTATTAAGCCCATTATTTGGGTTTATTATCCGAATATTTTTGTTGATCTTTTCCGTTAAGATCTAAATTAGAAGGTTGAGGTAAAGCATTAAGTACACCATCATTATATAAGGTGTAATCTTTTCTAACTTCACTAGCAAAAGCTCCACTCAGAGAATATCCTGGGAGGTTACCATAAGCATGCAATTTAGAGGATTTTGTAGCCCCAACATTTGTTGGTGGAGTAACACCATCATAAGGTGTTAGTGTAGAGTCTGAATTTTGTAATTTATTTAATAGTCCCATAGTTTTATTTTGTTATAAATATTATTTATTTAATTTGAATGTAGATTTATTATTAGCTGTTCCTACTTTATCTGTTTCTAAGTAAATATTGCCTCCTTTTTCTACAGCAGATATAAGAATATCTAATTTAGAATAAAAAGCATCTAAAGGTACTACGGCTTCCCCTGAACTAAGTCTTGCTGGAAATGTATCGTTTGGATATCCTGAGGGTATTATCCCTCCTTCTGCTAGTCCGCCTCCAATTTCTCTTGTAGTATTAACTCCACTTTCACCTGTTCTTTCAGCTCGTTCCATTATAACCATTGTTTTTCTTTGTTCGGCTCCTTGCTTTCCAGATGTAGCATCCGCTACTTGTTGTTTCTTTGCTTCTGTTCCACCACTATTAAATATAGCTGAAAATAATCCATCTTCAGACCAACGTTTAATAAAGTCAGCTAATAAATTAGCAAATTTATCTATAGCTTCACCAGTGAATGCTCTTGAAAATGATTCTTTTACTTTTTCTAAAGTCTCATTAAATTTATCTTGAGCTGATTGGGATTCTAATGCTTTGAGAGATGCGTCCCCTAATGCTGTTGTAAGTTCTTCAGTAGATAATCCTGCCTTTTTTAAAGATTCATAATATTCACCCGCGGATGCTTTACCTTCTTGTAAGTTTTTAAAAGTGGCTTCATCAATTTTACCAGCAGTTTTCATAGTTTCAAGTTGTTCTTTACTTAATGCAGCAAATGTGCCTTTTAAGTTATTAAGACTTTCTTGCTTAACTAACATATCAGCTAATTCTTCACGGGATGTACCCATAGCTTTAGCTAAAGCTTCTTGTTGGATAACATTCATTTTAGCAAAATCAGCTGATGAACCTGCTTGTTTACTAATTTCATTAGCTACTCCTTCTATATTTCCTTCTAAAGCATATTGTCTTGCTTTTTCAAGATTTAAATCTTTACCAAGTAATAATTCTGCTTCTAATTCTGAGGATATTGAATCTTCAAAATTTAAAAGACTTTTGGATATTCCTGCTACTCCACTTAAAGTAGAACCTAATTTAGCAGCAGCAACAGCAGCATTAGTTAAACCTTCTGATCCTCCTTTTACTGATAATTTTATAGCATTACTAGCTGTTAAAACATCTTTTAATATTTTTCTTTCATCTAATAAAATACCAGATTCTAATTTTCTTAAGCGAACTGTTCCTAATATAGATATCTTAGTTTTATCTATAGTTTCACCAGTCACAGCTGTTGACTCTATTAATCCTTTTTGTTCATCTGCTCCTAATTTTAAAAATTTAGAAGCATTAGCAAATTGAACTGCTAATTCTTTTCCTTTTTCTCCTAAATTTGAAGATAAATCAATAGAAGTTCCTAGAGCTTCATTAAGCTCCATATTATATTTTACTAAATCTTTTTGGAGTATTAAATTTCCAGATTGGATTTTTCCAAATTTTCCTGCTTCATCAGATAGTTCAAAAAATCTATCTCTAGTATCAGCAGCGTCTTCTTTAATAATATTAAAGTTCTGAGCTATATCTGTAACTTGTTTATCAGCATCTAACATAGCTCCTATCAACATTTGAACAGCTTCAACAGCTAATGAAATAAGAGCTAAAGGACCCATAGCTGCTTTTAATGATGGGCCTAAAGCTTTAACTCCTGCCCCCATAGTTTTAAACCCATTAGCACCACCTGCAGCAGCAGAACGCATAGCTTCTTCCGCCCCACCTACATCTAATATATCTCCTAAAACAGGTATTTTTTTAAGTCCTTGTAATAATTTTCCTCCTACACCTACTTTAGTTTCTATTTTAGCAGTAGAGGCGGCTTGTTCTTGAAGGTTAGTAGATATTGCTTGTTGGTTTTCTTTTTCAGCTTCTAGTTGCTCATTAATTTCACGTAAAGCTTCAAGTTTCGCTCCAATTTCGTAAAGTTCTTCCCCTTGTAAACCTACCATTTCCCTTTCAGATTGGGCTATTTCTTGGGCTATATCTCTTTGAGATAATTCAATGGTAAGTTGGGTTTGACGTGATTTAGCTATATCTCTAGCTACATCTTGAGATTTAAGTTGTCCAGTAATTAAATTTTCATTATTTTCTACTAATTTATTCGCTAATTTATTATTCTCTGAGTAAATTTGGGTGAGCTTTGAAGCTAAATCTTTGTTATCTTTAACAAAAACTAAATTGCTTTTTAAAGCTTCACCAAATTGTTTAGTAGATTGTTTAATTTTATCGTAATCCTGTAATTGGCTAGCTAATTGATCTGTAATATTATCTAAAGAGTTAGAATAATCATCTATTGTAACTAATAATTCTTTAAAAGCTTGATTAGTAATATCCCTAGCAATCTTTCCTGCTTTAGTAAGTCTTTCCTTTAATAGTTTTTCGGATTTACTTAGTTCTTTTTCAAAATCATCAGCCATAGGTATATTTTGTTATAAATATTAAAAGGCATCATTTTTTAGACGCCTTTGTAATATATGTTGGAACTTGAATTTGTTTATTTTTAGATGCTTCTTCTTTTACATTACCTTGAACCCAACTATCTTCATTTGGATTCTTATTTTCTTGATTATAAAAATCCTTTAATTTATGAAAAGTATATTCACGTAACCAAATAGGCATATTATAAATAGTATTATAATCATACCCACCTTTACCATGAAAAACTATCTCATGAATTTGGTTAAATACAGATAATCTAAATGCAGAAACATTATTAGAGGTCAGGCCAAAAAAAGTTAAGATTAATAGGGATGTTGATGTCCTCCTCAACACCATCAACAGTTACTTTGTAACTTAAATCAACATCAGGAGCAACATTTTTTATATAAGACCTTAATGCTCTTGAATCTGAGGCTAATAAGTAGTAATCTACAAATTCTTTAATAGACATTTTATCTTCATTACCACTAACTGAAACTATTTGGTGTTTTAAACGAGTAGTTACATCTGTAGAAGATTCTTTATTAATTTTTTTAAGTCCTTCAATTTCTTGTTTTACTTTTTCTTCATCTTTTTCAGATAAAAGTTTAAATTCAACTTTATTACCTGAATTAGGGAGTGTGAATAATAAAGTACCTTTAGAAGATACTAAAGAATCATTAAATGGTTTGTTATCAATTTTACTTAAATCAACAGTATGTTCTTTTCCATCATAAGTAAATGAATAATCTTTACCATAACCTAAAACACGAGATGCTACTAAAATAGCATTTTTATCTCCTGTTATTAAATCTTTGATGTCAAATTTATTTAATGTTAGTGATTCTAATAATTTATCTAATACAATACCTTTAGAAATAAAGTTTTGGTTAGATAAAATGTCTTCTTCTTTCGCGGTCATGTATTTCATTTCAACTGTGCCGCTTCGTAAAATGTGATCTTCTGGGTAAAATAAACCCTTTGAGGGTAATTCTACAACTTCTGTGGGGAACTTAAATTCGCTCATAAACTTATTTTGTTATAAATATTAACAGAAAAAAGAAGCTCGCAAAAAATGCGAGCTCTTTCAATAGTAATTGTAATTTTATTAAAAATTCAACACACAGTAATCAGGTTGAACTGTCATTGTAAGGTTAACTGCGGCATCTGGTGAATCCCAGCTATAATCACCAAAGTTAGCTTCAGTAATAAATGCACCTTTAATAATCCATTCTGATACGATATCACCTACTGGACCTAGTACGTCGAATGTTAAGTCTTTCTTGTAGAAATCACTATAACCATCTCTACCGGTTACTGATTCGTGATGTAAACGTACCCATTCCATTACTGCCTGTGCACCTGAAGGTGTGATAGGATCGAATAATGTAAATGAGATAGGACCCCAAGTAGTTTTACCTTTAACATAACGTACTACGTTTATATGGTTTAAAGGAACAGTACCTTGAGTTAATGTGACTGCACCGACACCTTTAATCTCATACGCTGGTATACCGTCAATATACATAATGAATCGGTTGGCCTGTTTTGGTTCAAAGGCTGTGAAAAATATTTCGTTTGGATCTAATACTGCCATTTTGTTTATTTATTTGTTTTGTTATAAATATTTAGTTTTTAAAAAATTATGCAGGGAAAGTTGCTCCAGTTGGTAAGATGTTGAAATCCAAGTAAATGAATTCAGCTGTCTTAGTTGGTTGTAAGTAAATTTGTCCTACTAATTGATTTCTATCAATTACATCTGGTGTGTTGTTGCTTGAATCCATTATTACTTTAAAAGCATACAAACCTTGACGTTGTTGAACTGATTCTAGGTATGGATTAACTTGGTTCAAGAAATTTGTACGAGTTGCAATTGTATTTTGTTCGAATACTAAGTTATTTGCTACTTGAGAAATGTAAGATTTAAGAGAAATTAATAAACGACGAACATTCACACGATCCAAAGCACTTGCTTTAGTTTGTAATGTTTTCTGTCCATAAACTACAACTCCTGTTCCAGGGAACGTAGCAATTGGATTAACTTTATTTGAATATAAAGTATCGCGATTTGCTTGAGATAATTTCTTTTCAGCTCTTACTACTGTAGATAATCCACCTCTATTAATACCTGCTGGTGCGAACCAAGGTTCTGATACGTTATCGTTGTAAGCGTAAACACCTGCTACTAATGTTGAAGCTGGTACCCAAACTAATTGAGCAGAATCAGGATCAATTGTTTGAACCCAAGGCCAATATGAAGCAGCATATGAAGTATTTTTAGCATTTGCTGCTGTTGTTACATCATTAATACTTGAACTAAATGGTACTAAATCAGTTACATAAATAGCATCTCCTCTATTTTGTGTATTATTAATTGCTGTTGTCACTTGAGAAGCACCAATTTTAGCTGTATTAGCAAATAAACCAGGAGTTAATAAGACATTATATCTGTAATCATCAGCATTAGACATTAAATTTAACATATTGTTATAATCACTACCAGTTAAACCTTGAGTATTATTTGAAGCAGCATCAATATTAAAATTATAATCAGCAACTATTCCTGTATTTAAACTTCCTTGGGCTCCTGTGAATGATCCGCTTGCGTTAATAGGAATAGATGAAGTAAAAGCTGTTTTAGCTAAACCATTATTATCAAAATATACGGGAGTGGGAGTTAAAACACTAGATACATAAACGTATCTTGAGTTATTTGGATAATCACCACTTACTTCGATTTGATTATCAGCAACATTATATGATTTTACTTGATTACCAATTACTCTAGCTACATAATTTGGAGCAGTTGAATCCATTGATAAGTTAGTAAAAGTTTCTAATACTATTGGTGTATTTGTGTTATCATCACCTTGACGAATTAACAAAGCAAAAGTACCAGATGCAGTATCGTTATTAGTAATTTGCCATCTAATGTTATCTGCTGAACCTGAAGCTAAAGCTCCTGAGGAATCTAATGAACTAGAACTGTTCATAAGAGCTCCTTCTGAAATTGTTTTCAATACTAAAGAGGCAGATGTAGTAGCGTTTACTATAGCTGATCCATTTGGTGATGAACCTGAGGTGGCAGCAGAATCAAAAGTTCCACTTACTACTCTAGATACTAATAGTGATTGACCTCCATTATTAAAATAATTAAAAGCTGCTACAGATGTAAAATATGTGTAAACATCACTACCGCTTAAAAAGGTAGTACCAAATTTATTTTGGTAAGAACTATACGTAGTAATAATTTCAGGAACTTCTACAGGACCTTTAACTGTAGGACCGATAAGAGCAGCTCCTACAGTCACAGGTTGCTGTGAGATAAAGGAGTTGTCGTTTTCTAGAGCGAGTACGCCAGGTGATATTAATGTTGATGTTGCCATGTTTCTAAAAATATATTGATTTTATTCTATAATAAATATTACAGAGAAAGTCAAAAATTAATTAGAACTGGTAAATTCTCCTTTAGCTATATTGATACTTCCCTCACCATATTTGTCTTGAAACTCTTTTCCGACTTGAGTTTCTTCTAACTTTAATTGTGATAGTTGTTCAATAAGGGATTCTTTTTGTAATTCTAATTCTTGAATTTGTAGTTCAATAAAACCAAAATCAATAGTTAATTGGTCTCTTTTAGATTGTAAACTTTGAACTTGTGTAAGTTCTTCTTGGGTTAAAACTTGTGTTGTCATTTTTTTTTTATATATAAATTCCTGTGAATATTACAGTAGCATTAACCCCTGGTGATGTGGATGACATTAAAATTTGCCCACTAGCAGAAATACTATTTATTATTATTGAATCTGGTGGGCCGGGAGTTGTTTGATAGTTTGCTGTAATCCAAGCATTAGTTCCTAATGTTTTACTCTGTAAAACTATAAAAGCACTACTAGTAAGAGCACCACTAGTCATAGCATTTTTACCTGCTATAAATTTAAAATCACCAGGAGCTACAGTTATTCCAGTATCATAGTTTTGACCATTAACTTGAGAAGCACCATCAGCAAATGAACTACTTAAAGCAATTAAGCTACTATAAGCATATGAGCTACTAAAAGCAATTGAGCTACTATAAGCATATGAGCTACTAAAAGCAATTGAACTACTTAAAGCATATGAACTACTTACAGCGCGTGAACTACTTAAAGCATATGAGCTACTTACTGCTTTTTGCCAAAAACCACTACCGGTAGTTGCTCCTGCTAAAGTAAATGAACCTGAAAAAGTAATAGCATATCCTACGGCTCCTGTAAAAGCATCAATAGATTGAGATACATCGGCGGCTTGGATAGTATTGCCGTTTATGATATTAAGATTAGATAAAGTTTGTAATGCCATTTATGATAAATATTTATACCTTCCAAAAACTATATATTCCTTTATCTAATTCATAAGAATCCCAAACAAATTGTTCACGTTTAGGCTGAGCTTGAGCCCATTTCCACATTTCCGTTAAACCTTTCTTTAAATCTGTTTTATATTCATAGCCTAAAATGTCAATTGATTTTTGCCAAGTTGGAATTGAGTGTTTAACTTCATGTCTAGCCTCTTTATAAACAATTTCTCCACCACCAATTACCTCTTGTAATGTTTTACAAGCATCAGTAATTGAAATTTCCTCAATACCTCCTAAATTAATAATT